TTGCGGCAGGGTCTACAGAAAAACCAATTCTTTGGTCTCTTTTCCTTGCTACCACAACTCATACATGGACGAGTCCACGTCTTCTCTTCAAAATCTCTTCGGACTTGATACTTAGCACCGTCGAACTCCTGCAATCCTTCACGGACGAGGATTCTTTTTAATGTGTCTACGCAACATCCAATACGTGTTGCTAGGTCAGAGTAAGAGTGACGGTCATGTTCTTCGCGGAGCCATTGCAAGTCCGTGTCTGACACACGAACTACTTTTGGCATTTAAATTTAGTCTCCTTCGCACTCCTGTCTTAACAGGATTACGTGTACCTTAGACGAGACATGTCTTTTTGGCAACACCTAAAGAGTTTTTTTTACAACTTTAGGGTTGATTGTGAAAGTAAATAGCGATACACTCGCCTTGCTCGGAGACGGGAGACGACGAACGCTGACGCTTGCGCTCCGCGTTCGAGAGAGTCGACCGCTTAGAGCTGCTAGTCTACTAGCTTGGGTCGAGTGTATCGTTTTGAGTACACAATGAGTAAGAGAAAAATACTTGAACAACAAAAAAAATACGACGAGTGGAAAAGAAAGAGAGATGCTAGAGAAAGTGGCGACCTCGATCTTAAACGACCCGTATGTGAGGCAGACAACCGATCCAACCCACCTAATGAGCACCGCTTATCATCAGTACATGATGAACCGAAGCGAGTACGAAGCAAAGAAGCAGAAGAAAACAGACGTAAATATCCAGAAATTGCACGATTTGTAGACGAATGTCGGAGAGTATTCGGCCCCGACGTTCGCGTCGTTAGTATTACTCCTCTCCAATCTCCAGCCAATCATGAATCAGACGAAGCGGACGCTCAAGACGATCCGCAATCCGAATAGGATCATGACCATCAAGAGCCATATCTTTTGCTCTCTGCTTGGTGGATCTACTTGAGACAATAATCTTTTCGTCTGTCTTATTGTGAGCGGCAAACCCTATCCACTGTACCCTGTCGTGCATGTCAGTCCACTCACGAACTTTTCCATACCTCAATTCCATAACCATGTAGAGCCTGTAGTCAGTTGGTAAGTTTGCCTCAAGTCTTGGCCATACAGGATCATCGTATGTCCCATCCCAGATGGCAGCATTTTGTTTTGCTGTGTCCTCGTCACGGTAGACTTGAGCAACCCGCATTTGAGTTTCCAGCACGGTGAGCTGGTTGGTTGAACCTGCTTCCCTACCAATGCCATTCTCACTAGGCTTATTGCTGTGATGTAACATGATGACAGACATGCCAGAATTTCTTAGCTTGACTGCGAGCTTGTTAATCTTCGCCCATTCGTCTGCTGAGTTTTCGGACAAGCCGGGATACGCAGACCTGATTGTATCCACAACAACCACGTCTGGATTACAGAAGTCTATCCACTCTTTGAGTTCAGCCAGCCCTTCTCGCTGGTTGAGATCCATCTCTTTCTGGTAAACAAACGGCGTCCAGATGTTAAGTCTATCGCCCGTGTCTCCATGGATCTGACTCATCTCGATAAGTCGTCTAGCAATCGTGGCCATACCCATCTCGAAGTCTAGGTATAGGACTCGTGCAGGTCTCCCGATTTCAAACGGGCCAAAGTATTTTCTACCTGCACATAGCGCAGACATTGCGTGTTGTACGAAGAGAGATTTCCCGTGGCCAGAATAGCCGAAGACCTGCACAATAGTATTACTAGGAAGCCATGGTTCTATCAAGTAACTTTTGGCATCTGACTGCTCTAATAATTGCTGAGCATCAGACATTCTTATTAGCTTTCTCGGCTTGGGTTCCTCGTCCTTACCTTCTTTAATGTAAGGCTTATATATATACTCACCTTTCTCATCGAACCGTTCTGGGTGGTTACGTCGTTCGGCCTGTTCCATTGACTGAACCGTCGCCTCGAACTCTCTATCATCAAGTCTGTCCTCAAAGAACTCCTTCATGAATGCGAAGCCACGGACGCGCAACTCCGCACCAAAGTATCCTTCGAGGATAGACTCAGATATGTAACGCATCACCCTCTCGTTTCTGCCGTTGCCAAGGCCAGACGGTATCTTGAGAGAGGTTGGAAAGTTTTGTTTTACATACGCAGCAGTCCTGTCCCACTCACACATCAACTCGTCTGGTTGGAATGGTGTTACGTCTGTTAAGTCTAGGCTGCTGAAATGAAACCCGGAACTGTCCGGGTCATTCTGTAGACTTGGTTTCCAGTCTTCCCACACGGGCATCTCGTCCCAGTCGAAGACGTGCTGCGGATAATCCCAGACGTAATTATTTGACGGCGGAAGAAGCGCGTAGCTACCATCCCCGCGAAAGTCTAGCCCATTGATCTTGGGCCAGTCTGCTCCACGGCTGTTTACACCTGCCCGTGGGCCACGACGAATGCCGTCCCTTGGGTGTGTAAAATATAGATGACTGCCACGTTTAGTCTTCGCCTTGATGGGCGACCGCATGTGCGCATCGTAAGCCGCATGTGCCGCCTCATCATTATCGCAGTCTACGACAACAACGCCGCTCACCTCTCCAGTGATTATGGCTATGTCGTAGTCTGGCCAGTTAGTCCACCATTCCTCAATCTCTTCTGGGGTGGGTAGTCTTGTTTGATATTCTCTCCATTTAATCGCAGGTCTCTTGCCCTCTGGTTTGATTGGTATAATTGACCAACCTCTATCCAGATACTCCAGAGCCGCATCCAGTTTTGTTTTCATTATCGTCCTCATCAAAGTAAATGTTAAAGTCCAAGTCTGGTCGAGCTTCTTTAATTCGCTCTAGTACGCGGCTGGAAACATACTGACGTTTGATCCACGAGTACGGTGCTGTACGCACCACACCTGCAATCTTCGCAGTCTGTGAAGCCCCACCGCAATCTGCGATTAGTGCTTCGATGTTCAGCCTGATTTTCACAATTTTTCTCCTTTCAATTTTTCGCTTGCACGTTTCTATGTATATCTTATAATACACCTGCCGAGTATGTAAAGACACCAAACGAGTATGCTGGTGCAAAAAGGAGGCTAAAAATGATAGAAGACGATTGGGACATCCTTGAGGGTTCAAAGCTCAAGCCCGTGTCCAAAACAGCGAGCATGACTGCCGATAGACTTGAGCCGTTAGCGAGTGAATACCATGATCTTGTTAGAGAACATGAGAGGATCTCTGAGCGGATGGGTCAGTTGGAAGGTGAGATGTCTCACCTATTCCCAGAAGAAGCAGGAGAGTTAGCAATATCAACCTCATCATTCGAGGTCGTCGTCCGACGATCCGAGAGATGGTCTTGGGATAAGAAGATGTTAGAAAAAATCTTTTCTCAGGGCGAGATACCAACCTACGTGAACCGTAGTTTGACTGTCGACAAGCGCAAGTTTCTAAAGATTCCAGTTCATGAACAGGATGAATTGAAACCTGCATTAACGCGAAAGCTAGACTCACCTAAAATAAAGGTAATACGTCATGTTTAAAATACAAAACACCTCGACCCTTGCGAGCGATGGGCCGATCAAGGTGTTACTTTACGCTCACCACGGCTTTGGTAAGACTTACCAGTGTCGTAACTTTCAAGATAGATACGGCAAGGGATTGATCCTGTCGGGAGAAAGCGGACTCAAGTCTGTTGAAGATGTCTCCATTGATTATGTTCCATTCACTTCGTGGGATAGAGAGCATGATCCAGAGAACGGCGTCTTTAGTTTCCGTGGCATCATAAACATGTTGAAATCTAAAGACTTCCAAAATCAGAATTACAAATGGTTGGCCATTGATAGCTTGACAGAGTTATCCGAGCAGTTGGTCTCGCACTTAGAAAAAGAGTACGAGGGTAACAGCAATGGTTTCCAGATGTGGGGCGACTACAACCGTCTGATGCTTGGAGCATTAAAGTGGATTAGGGATCTACCCATCCACGTCTATGTAACCTGCTTGGCCAAAGAAGAGAAGGACGCTAACGACGTCACTCAATACTGGCCGCTAGTGAAAGGTAATGCGGTAAGCAAGCATGTACCTGCACTATTCGATCATGTTCTTTGTGGCGTTAGGGCCACTGAGAAAAACGACCAAGGCACACCTAAAGTCAGACGTTTCGTAGTAACGGATGAAGTGTCGGGTTGGCATGGAAAAGTCCGAGATCCAAGAAACAGGCTCAAGCCTTACGAACAGGTCGACGACATCACCGCCTTGTTTGCGCGTATGGCTTTGCCAGACAAAGACTACGAGGCATATACAAAAGCTAAAGCTCAAAAGAAAGGAGAGAAAGATGAGTGATTGGAATGGTTTTGGATCTCTCGATCTATCAGATGTAGAGGAGAGTTCTGGAAGCATGTTGCTCTCAGAAGGAGAACATGTTGTGAAATGTACCGAGGCTGCAATGGAAGACTTCGGTGGCAGTAACAAGAGATTGCGTTGCAAGTTTGAAAAGGTAGGAGGCAGAGGATCATTAGGTCATAGCTTCAACCTTGTTCATACAACAAGCACACAAGCTCAAGAAATAGGAAGACGAATGTTCAAGTCTTTCTTAATTGCGGGAGGACATCCAAACCCGGATAAGCCCGGAGACGTAAAAACTATAGAAGGTTTAACTACGTCTGTTTATGTGGGGATGGGTAAACCTTATCAGAAAAACGGCGAGACTAAACAATACCCCGAAATAAAGTCTTTCGATTCAGCACCTTCGGACGACAACTCGTCTGGTGGAGGTGATAACTTGGACGATGATATACCGTTTTAACCACCGCAAAGGGGGAGCCAAGCTCCCCCTTAACTTATAAGAGAAAAAAATGAAGGCAGAGCAAGTAGTACAGGCAATAGACCTTGGTTATGACAGGGATCAGAAAGAGAAAGCGAGACGTTATATAGGTGCAAGTGTTATTGGTACTCCGTGTGACGCCATGCTTGCCTACAATCTACGTGGCTTTCCTAATGAACCGCCTGATGCAAGGTTGCAGAGAATTTTTAATCTCGGTCACATACTAGAAGACGTGGTCGTGAAAGATTTAAAAGAGAAAGCAGATCTTAGAGTCTGGGAAGTAGACGCACTCACAGGAAAACAACACACCTACGAACAGTGGGGTGGCCACATAGTCTGCCACACTGATGGCTTGGTAGAAGACGAGAATGGTGATGTGCGCATCTTAGAAATTAAAAGCATGAACGATGCCAGCTTCAATAAATTCAAGAAGTCTGGTGTTAAGGTCAGCCACCCAAGATACTTTGGCCAAGTCCAGATGATGATGGGCATGGGAGAAATGACTGAAACTCTTTTCGTGGCAATCAATAAAAACAACAGCGAGTATCATGCGGAGATAGTGGAGTTTGATGATTTTGAATACGCACATATTACAGAAAGAATTGAAAGAGCCTTATCTGGAAAGGTTAGAAAAGTTAGCACCGATGGAACCGACTGGCGTTGCAGAGGTTGCTTTAAAAGAGGGGTGTGTTGGGAAGATAGAGAAGTTCCCAAGCACTGCACTACGTGCTCATTTTCCCTGCCTCGACCTGATGGACAATGGCAATGCACCAAACTGGACGACGAAGCTAGGGAAGTTTGTCCAGAATACCAGCAATACAAACCGCTCCCGAAGGAATAGGATAGCTATGGCATTTGAAAAAACTAAACAGGAATTTCATGCGCTATCGAAGAAACGGTCTGAGCAATTACGGCAAATAAAACAATGCGAGAATGACATCGTATCAATAACCGAAC